AATGAATTAATTGAAGTTCTTGCCATTAATCCACCGATATCTCCATTTAATGGAATATATCTGAACTCATTATTAAATCTATCAAATGTGTATTTGTAACCTGAGTCAAATACAGCATATGATGAAGATTGAAGTGCAGCATAGTAATCAACTATGTTATCTGTTTGTGTATCTGTATTTGATACATTTACAACTCCTGCACGATGTGGTGATATACATGCGATACAATCTTTTCTTAAGTCTGCAATTGCAATCAATGCTGATGCCTTTGCTTGTGAATCAAAGATAGTAGCACCACCACTTGGGCCCTGTAGAATAAAGTTGATTGTATACTCTGCTGGATTTTTAAGGACATTATATGAATTAATAACATCTCCCTTATCAATTATATAACCAGTGGTTCCAGAATAATCTTTACCACCTTTTAGATCGTAAGATCTATTACCTTCTACATTGAATATTGTGCCTGCAGCATTTGAACCCCAGTTACCTGTTGTTGTACTAAAGTCTTTAATGTCACTATCACCAGCACCAGCACCAATTGCTGTTAATGAGGAGGATTTTCCTAATGGTGCAGCACCTGCGTAGATGTATTCAGATCTATTTGCAAGATAGTTTTTATAGTAAACTTCTTCTGCTGGTTGTCTCTTTCCATCTTTTGCTTTTGAAAGATATAACCATTTTTCAACTACGTTACCTGCAATTCCTGTTGCACTTCCATCCTCATCAATAACTACAACATGCATTTCATCATTTGCACCCTCTCTTGATGCTGCGTATTCCGAAGTTCCTGGTTTTTCAGCAATTGTATTCCAAGCAATATCAGCACCTTTGGTTAATCCTAATTTTTGAGAATTATACCAGTCTTTAACTGTAGTTGTTGTGAAGTTAGAAACTGCATCACCATTTGCTTGAATTATAAATGTGGTATTTGTGTTGGTTGTTGTCGATACTCCAGTAGTTCGAGTAAATGTGAATACTGCACCATCACCAGCAGTTGATATACCTGTAATTGCTCTATCAACAGTAACAGTTCCACCGTTAGCGTTACTAAGTGCAATAACTGTTGTTCCAGCAGCTACTGTTGAATTTCCTCCAGTTACCGTTACTATATCACCTAGTGCTATGTCTGAGTCCATGCCAGCACCAGCATTAGTGGTTGTGATTCCTGTAATTGTTATGTCATTTGCTAAATCAACTACACCAGATGTTGTTCCGATTCCTGTAGCAGTTTGTGTTGTTTCTGTTTCAGATGTTGATGTTAAGAATTTAAGTTGATCATAATTCGTTGCTGATACAATACCTTCAGCAGTCACCCTATCTACAACTTTTACAGTTATTTGATCAGTTCCAATACCAGCACCTGCCTCAGTTCCAACTCCAGTTATGATACCTCTCATGAATCCAGATCCATAAGCAGAAGTTGTTCCAGCTCCAATTGCAACTCTTCCAGTTATTGGTTGTGTTATACCCATTCCAACTGATATTCCAGCAGTTCCGATACCTGGTAAAGTAATGATTTGATCTGCAAAATGATCAATTGTAAATACTTTTAATCCATTTCCCCATGAGCCAGGATTCTTTGCTGCATAAAACCAATTAGAAGCGAGTGTATAATTTGATGTGTAGTCATCATAAGATTTAATTTTCAATGTTACAGATTCTGCACTTACGCCCGCATTTGCACTATTTAAATTTGAACCATCGGATCTTAAAACTCTTAATGTACCACCATACGATAGGTATGATGATGCAGTCATCCAATATTCAAATTGTCCGTCTGTGTCTAATGGTTTTCCGTAAGTTGCTATAAGATCTTGCTCGTTCTCTATCAATATCGGTACATCAATGGGGCCTTTTTCAAATGG